ATAGCTACGAGGCAGGGCTGCTGATTTCTGGCAACTGGCCTCCGCTTTCTCCAGGTTATCCGTTGGAGGTTAAGGCTGACGAGGAGCTGCCGCAGTTCGCCGTGGTCGGGCTCGATTCTGACGGCAAGCTCGTGATGGCGACTTATGACGACGATCCTAGTGCCGCCATCAAGCCGATCGGCATTTGCACCCAGGCGGTCAAGGGCGATTCCGGTGGCGGTACGACGGTGCCGGTCATCTACTCAGGCTGCTTCAATCCCGACATGCTCGTTTGGGACGACTCGTTCGACACCGACGAAAAGAAGCTCAACGCCTTCGTCGGATCGCCGACTCCGACACAGATCGTACTCCGTAAGCGCGGGTGAGAAAGCTGCCGTCACCGTTCAGGTGGCGGCGTTTGATTGGCCACATTCGAGATTGAGGGTGAAAAGCGATGGCGAACAGCAACCCCTACGAGGTTTGGGATACCCGTAAGAGCCTCGGCGTTTTCCGCGATTTGAAGCCGACGCCGAGCTATTGGCGGCAATTTTTCCCCAATAGCATCACGAGCACGGACGAGTGGATCGATTTCGAGAAGCTGCCCGCCCAGGTGCGCAAGCTCGCTCCGTTCGTGCGGCCGCTTGGTGCCGGTAAGCCGATCTATCAGGACAGTTCGACCGGCTTCCGGTTTAAGCCAGCGTACATCAAGGTCAAGGATGCGATCGATCCGCTCGCTCCGCTCGTGAAGCGGCCGGGTGTTGATCGCTCCATGCTCAATGAGGCTGACCTCACGCCGATGCAGCGCCGCGAGTTGCTGCGTCTCGCGATGACTCAGCAACACGTTGCGTCGATCGAGCGTCGTTGGGAGTGGATGTGCGCTCGCGCCATTATTGACGGCAAGGTCACGATTGAGGGCGAGGAATATCCTGCCGTTGAGTTGGATTTCCGCCGTGCTTCCAATCATACGATCGTCAAGTCCACGCAGGGCACCTACTGGGGTGACGAGGGTGTGAGCATCTTCGATGAACTCCAGACGTGGATCGATCGGATGTTCAATGCCCCGTTCGGAGGCTTCCCAACTCGGTTGACGATTGGATCGAAGGTCTGGAAGGTTTTCCGTAAGGACCCTGAGATTCAGAAGCACATGGACATGACAGTTCGCGAACCTCGCGCAACCGTCGAACGCGGTCTGATCTCGCCCGAAAAGGTCGTCAAGGTTGGTGAACTGATCGTCGGTGGTTCCTCTGGCGCGGCTATCGAGGTCTATCTCTACAGCGACACCTACGTTGATGAGAAAGGCGTTGAGCGGCCGTTCCTTGAGCCAACTGACATCGTGCTCACGGCAAGCCCCGATCAGATCATGGGCTACCAGTGCTTCGGCGCGATCATTGATCCGTACTCGCGGTATCAGGCCATGCCGATTTTCCCGCGCAACTGGATCGAGCAAGGCGATCCTGCCGTCGAGTACATGATGCACCAGAGCGCGCCGCTCATGGTGCCGGTCAATCCGAACGCTACGCTTAAGGCGACGGTCGTTCCGTCGAACTGAGCGTGCGTCTGACGGTTTCCGTCAGAACCTTCAAGAGCTGGCGACCATTCCGGTCGCCAGCCCATCCCAAAGGGAGACACCAATGAAGTTGATTGCCATTCATGAGATCGAATACTGCCTAAACAGGAAGCGGCACGCCGCGCGCCCTGGTCACCTTTTCGAGGTTGATGATGAGACTGGTGCGCGTCTCAAGAAGATGGGTGCTGCCCGCGATCCAGATGATGCCGAGCTGGCTCTTGAGGCCCTTCGCGCCGGTAAGATCCAGATCTCAAAGGATACCAAGGTTGAAAAGGAAGGCGAGGAGCAGCCGAAGCGTCGTGGCCGTCGTCGCGCCGAGGAAGGTGACGACTCCAACAAGGATGATGACGTGGTGTAATGGGGCCTTTTAGGCAACATATCCGCGAGGCGCGTCGGGCACTTCATGACTACATGAGTGTCCCGGCGCTCTGCTTTAATTGGCCCTTGCCAGACGGTGAGGAGCCGAAGCGGGTTTCTGTGCGAATTCACGACAAAATCACCATCGTCGGCGACCTCAAGGGAACGAATTTCCATTACGCCGAGAGATACGATTACGTCCCACGCGCCATTTTCATGCGGGATGAAATTACTCCGCAAAGAAAGATGATCCTCACTGTTGAGCCGGGAATTGCCTACCGGATCGACAGTGTTGAACCGCCAGATGAAATTACGATCACGGCGAATCTGACGCGTATTCGTCCAGAGGAAACGGTCGGAATGCCCTTCCCCGAGAATGATTAAGGATTACGTTATATTCATTGAGGGATTAAGCGATCTCGGGGACCTTCGTGAACTCAAGCCCGAGATCCTGAAAGCGGCGTCGATGGCCGTCAACAAGGCCGCCGACAGGGCTAGGGTTCGCGCCGCAAAGGAAATGCGGCGGCAAGTCAATTTCCCGGCACGCTACCTGGAGGGTCAAAACAGTCGTCTGCGCGTGACGAAACGCGCGAAGCCTGATGACCCGGTTGCCATCATCACGGGTCGCAGGCGACCGACATCTCTCGCCCGTTTCGCGACGGGCTCTCGCAAGGGCCGTGGAGGCGGCGTCTATGTCACCGTC